TCATTTAGCGAATGCCTCAAAAAAGCGTGGGTAAATATCAAACTCAAGGCTAAAATGAGTACTCAGATAGTACGCTTCTACTTTCAAAAAGTAGACGGCTCAACTCGTGAAGCGTGGGGCACATTACGCCCCGATTTGCTACCCCCCACCCAGCAAAGCCGCAAAAGCAATGACACCGTACAAGTATATTTCGATACCGAATGCCACGAATATCGCTGTTTTAAGAAATTCAACCTTGTAAGTATCGCATAAAATTACTATATTTGCATCACGCAAAAATGTCAAAAAAATGTCAAACTATCAGCAAGCAATATAGCAACAATCGCCGTACCTTTGCCTTGAATGTAAAACCATTCAGCAAGTACATTGATTTATTGTAAAGCTTACAAACCAAGAAGTATATTATAACATTCAAAAACTAAAACAATATGACCATACAAGTAAACGGCAAACCCGTAGAGGCGTATCGCCTCATAATGAAGAAAGAAAATGCCATTGATATACTCAAAGGCAAAAAGAAAGTAGAAATACGGAAATTCTCGAAAAAGTACAACGATATGTTTATAAATAAAGAGTTGTACAAAGAATTTCAAGAATATTTAAAAGACCCCGACGGGTCAATGGAACTTGAAGATTGTCTGAATGAAACAGAATATATCTATTTTACCAACTATAACAACTCTTGGCATCTAATTGTAGAGGTATTAGATATAGCTGTTTATCAAATGACAAAAGAAGATGTCGATGTGCTTAATGAAGATTATAATTTTCACGACTTTGATAACGAATGGCAGCAGTATAAAGACATAAGAGAAGAAGATATACCAATGTTTTATGGCATCGGGCTTGCTGATGTAATTTCTCATCAAGGTATTGAATAAATAATAACATTTTAAACCAACAAAGGTCTGTAAGTGTAATGGCTTGCAGACTTTTTTTATTGTCTAATTTTTTAAAACATTCAAACTTATGGGTGAAAATTACGCCGTAAAATGGACTGACGGCAAAAAAGAGGTTTATAAAACTAAAGCTGACTACCTTGCAGGTAGAGCGAGAGCTACAGATGCAGCTAGAAAACGTTCAGAAAGGGCTCTAGGGAAGGCGCGTAAAAAGAAAAAACAAATTAAAAATGGGTATTAATACTTAACTTGTGATGCTTACACGTGCCAATCAAATCATTGAGCAAATAGCTCAAAAAACCAGCAAGGTGATACTATTTCACTCTATGAGTGGCAAGGATAGTATCGCCTTGCTAAATTTGCTATACCCTCATTTCGATAAAGTAGTATGCGTATTTATGTACGTAGTCAAAGACCTCGACCACATCGCACGCTATATGCACTACATCAATAAAAAGTACCCAAAAGCACAAATCATTCAAATACCACATTTTTCCCTATTCTCTTACATCAAAACAGGCTACTTAGGACACACTCAAAACGAAAAACAACGCCTTTATAACCTTGCCAACCTTACCGATAATATAAGAGAAAAAACAAATATAGAATGGGCAGTATTCGGATTTAAACAGTCCGATAGTATGAACCGCCGCGTAATGCTCCGTACTTACCAAGATGAAGCAATTAACGAAAAGAGTAAAAAAGTATACCCTCTATCTACTTACAAGAATGCCGATATTATAGAATATATCAAAGTAGAAAAACTCATTACCCCCGAAAAGTATAGCAACAGTCAATCATCAGGTACAGATATAACAGACCTACATTATTTGTTATTTCTACGCAACAATTACCCTAACGACCTTAAAAAGGTAATTGACAAATTTCCATTAGTAGAACGCAAATTATACGAGTACAACTATGAAACAGCTAAAACAATCTGAGACTATCACCATAAACCGTTCCCAAATCAACCTAAATCCTTACAACCCTAAAAGACACACCGACAAGGAAATCAAAAACCAACTTGCTAACCTCAAAAAGGTAGGGTTCAACGGAGGTATAAAATGGAATAAGGTAACAAGTAACCTTATAGATGGACATCGCCGTATTAAAGCGATGGATATATACTACAAGTATAACGGCTCTTCTGAAACAGATTACAAAGTAAAAGTAGAAGCGGTAGAGTTCGATGAAAAAACAGAAAAGGAACAACTTACTTACGAAGCACTCGGCAATACTCGTGCTGATTATTCACTTGTAGCTGAATATATCAACGATATAGATTACACCAACTTAGGACTAAGCGACTATGATATTAATGAGCTTTCTAATTTCATTGTTGATATAAACGACTATACTCCACAAGTAGAAACATACGAAGACCTCATAACCGAACCACAAGAAGAAAAGAAAGAGCCTACATACAATGAGAAAAAGGAGCAAGTCAAACAAATGAAACATCAAATAAAAGATAATGCTTTAGAGAAACAACGAAATGAAGAGGCTTTTATTACACTATCCTTTTCTACATACGAAGCAAAATCAGCATTCTGTGAGATTATAGGTATAGACCCCGATGAGCGTTTTGCAAAAGGTGAAAATGTCCTTAATATGATAGAATAACTTTCAATAAAAATCAATATGAAACCACGTAAGAAGATAGATAACGAAAAATACACCGATGAGGAACTAAAACAAGCACTCATCAAAGCCAACGGACAGCCCACTAAGGCAGCCGAAATGTTAGGAGTAGATTATTCAGGGGTATATCGTCGTATTCGTAAAAATCCAGAGTTGGAAATGGTGCAAAAAGCCTACCGAGCACGTACCTTTAACGATGTGTCTAACTTGGTATCTGTTATTGCCATTATGGGTGTTATCCGTGAGCCTCTTACTGATGAAGACGGCACTGTAATACCTAACAAATTCCGTGAAGTGCCAGTAGATTATAAAACACGAATGACAGCAATGCAAACAGTACTTTCTACTTTCAAAACCGATGACGGTATAAAAGAAGAAGTTTCCGTACAAGGAAGTATTGATATAGCTTCTTGGCTAAAAATCAACAATACAAAAAACAATTCCAGTGATTAACCTTGAACCTGCATACAATCCTTTATATCTAAACAAAGATAAGTTTATAACAATCCTTTCAGGAGGAAGGGGCAGCGGCAAAAGTTTCGCTGCCTCTACCTTTCTTGAGAGGCTTTCCTTTGAAGCAGGGCATAAGATACTATTTAGCCGTTATACTATGGTATCAGCCCATAGTTCTATTATACCAGAGTTTGAGGAAAAGATAGAAGCAGAGGGCACACAAGCGTATTTTAATATTACCAAAACAGCTATCAAAAACACCTTTTCAGGCTCTGAAATACTTTTCAAAGGCATCAAAACCTCATCAGGAAACCAAACCGCTAACCTAAAATCATTACACGGTATTACCACCTTCGTAGGCGATGAAATGGAAGAATGGCTATCAGAGGAAGATTACGAAAAACTAATACTCTCAATTCGTCAGAAAGGCAAGCAATTGCGTGTTATCCTTATTCTGAACCCCTCCAATGCCGAGCATTTCATTTATAAGAAGTACATTGAAAAAACACATAAAATAGTAAATATTGACGGTGTAGAAGTCCAACTATCCACCCATCCCGATGTATTGCATATCCACACTACCTACTTTGATAATGCAGAAAACCTCAATGAGCAGTTTTTTAAGCAGATTGAGGAGATAAAAGCCCAAAGCCTCGTACAAGCCACCGATGAGCAAGGAAAATTCAATCAATCACTATTCAACAAAACCAAATACGCTCAAAAAATCATAGGTCGCTGGGCTGATGTATCCGAAGGGGTTATATTCACTGATTGGGAAGAGGGAGAGTTTGATACCTCATTACCTTATGGCTACGGACAAGATTACGGATTTAGTATTGACCCTGATACGCTTATCAAAGTAGCAGTGGATAATCGCAGAAAAATCATCTATATAGACGAAAAATACTATAACAACAAGCAATTATCCTCTGATGGGCTTTACCAACTTAATAGCACTTTGATAGACCGATCCGATGACCTTATTGTTGCCGATAGTGCCGAACCCCGCCTGATTGCAGACCTAAGAGACAAAGGACTAAATATTGAGCCTTGCGAAAAGGGAGCAGGAAGCGTATCGGCAGGCATTACTACTATGCTCAATTATAAGTTAGTGGTAACTCCTCACAGCTTCAACGTAATGAAAGAGTTAAAAAATTACGCTTGGAACGATAAAAAAGCAGGTATCCCCATAGATAACTACAACCACGCCATAGATGCCATTCGCTATATCACTATGAAGCTCCTAAGTGGAACAAATAACAACTTATATCAACTCGCCTCAATGATTTAGCAGGTAGCACCTGTAGGCAATTATTTTATAATAACTTATACTATGGACAAACAGACAATGACACAAGAAGATTTCAAACAAGGAGTAGCATTAATAGATATTTCGCAATACCAACGGCAATATGATGTTAAAAAGCACGAGATACTTACCAATAAGCACCGTTATCCTGACCCTGAAATAATGATACCTCTCACCGATGAAGTAGGTAACCCCCTCTTAGATAGTCAAGGCAAACCACGATTTGAAAAACGTTATCGCTACCTCAATCGTATAGGGCTACCCTACCAAAAGCGTATTGTAGAGATAGCCACAATGTTCCAAACAGCTATACCTTACAAGTACACCGCAGAGGATAGCAAGCTATTTGCCGCCTTTCAAGAAGTCATCAAAGCAAACAAAATGAACTTTTCCGACAGCAAGCTATGTACAGAGGTAAAGCGTTACACTCAAGTAGCGGAATTGTGGTATACCGAAGAAAAGCAAAACGAGAAATACGGCGTGCCTTCTAAATTCCTTTTGCGACACAAAATCCTATCACCTGAAAAGTACAAGCTATATCCACGCTTTGACGATAATGATAACCTTGTATCATTTGCTATTGAAAGCACTACCAAAGATAACAAAAAAACTATTTTACAAGCATTTACCAATGAGAAAGTATATACTTTCACTACTGAAAACGGACAAACTACTACCGAAGTAAAACCTAACGTCATCGGCAAAATACCTGTAGTATTATATCAGCAAGAAAAACCCGAATGGGAAGCGGTTCAGCACCTCATCGAAATAGCCGAAGAGCAGCGCACCTATTTTTCTGAAAGTAATAAGAAGTTTGGCGAACCTATTCTAATGATAGCAGGGCGTGTCGAAGGCAAAATGTCGGGTAATAATATGGGCGGTAAAGTATTCGAGGTCAAAGACGGAGGTAACGTGCAATTTGTTGTACCTCCCAATGCTAATGAGAATTTCGACAAAGAAATGACAATGAACCGTCGTGATATACACGAGTTTACCCATACCCCCGATCTATCCGATGAATTCTATGCGGGCAAGGGTAATATGCTTTCGGGAGTAGGGCGCAAACTCGCTTGGCTACCTGCTCACTTAAAGGTAAAAGACAACGAGGCTATATTTATTCCTGCATTACAAAGGCGTATCAATATCATTTTGGCTTTCCTTTCAAAGATGTATTTACCCTTTGAAAAGGAAATGAAAGATATAGATATTACCCCTATCATCACCCCATTCGATATTGATGATGATACCGAAATGATACGCACCCTTACAGAAGCCAATGGTGGCAAGCCTCTTATATCACAGCGTGAAGCAATGCAGCGTTTTGGTATCACCGACCCCGAAGCCCAATTACAGCAAATCAAAGACGAGGAAAATAGCAACCTCAATGAAGCAAGTATCTAATGAACTATGATGAGCAACATAGAAAGCACCTAATGGCATACCTACAACAGGTAGAACGATTGTTTTACCAGCTTGTAGGTACAGCCACCTTTATAGCCCTCAAAACCGATTATAAAGAACTCATCGCAAGTACATTATTTGCTTTTGCTTCCACCAAAAAAGGAAAAGCCTTTGATAAGGAACTAATCAATTTCAGCAACCAATTAGACCAAATCATAAAGCAAGGTATCACCAACGAATGGGCTTTTGCCAATAACAAACACAACAGCCTCATCGCACACACCCGTCCCA